TCAAGGCCGATTGCAACCGTCCAGTCATGCGAGCGCGCAAGGTCGGCACCCCAACACACCGGCTCGGCCGACGACACCGGGCCGACGCAAGCCGCAACCGCGTCAAGCCCGAACGGGTTGCCGCCGTCGTCAGAAGGTTCGGCAAGATAGAGTTCGCGAAACACGTGGTCCGGCAACACCCGCTTCGCGTCTTCGATTTCGGCGCGGTCAACGACGCCGCCGACCACGGCATCCCATGCGGTAAGCCGCGCAAAATGGTGATCCGGCTCACCGGCTTCGGCGGCGCGCGAAAGACGATAATGCCAATTCGACCGGCCGCGAACGTTGCCAATCGCGCGAATCGGTCCGCGCGTTGCGGTGAGCGTTGACCGGACGGCAAACCACGCTTCGTCACGGCAACGGCTCGCTTCGTCAATAACGGCCGAGCGCACGTCTTCACCGAATAGGTTGTCAGGCTGTTCACCGCTTCGGAATGCCCAACGCGCGCCGTTGACCAATCCGATTTCGAGCGTTGAGCGCGACTTCGAAACGACCAGCGGCCGCGGTAGCATGCCGAGCGCGCGTTCATACGCCATGCGCGCTTGAGCGTAGACCGGCGCAACCCACCAATGGACGCCGCCGTCTTCGATGACTCGGCCCATTTGCCACACCAAACAACCAAGCGTCTTGCCGGCCTTCGTGCTCGCTTCGATGACGACATACCGCGCCGGATGGTAAATCGCTTCATGCTGCGCGGGATAGAGCGCCGGAAGCCTAACCTTCACCGGCCTTCACCGGGCTTGGTACTTCAACCGTCAAGACAACCGCGCCGGTGACTTCGGCGCCCTGTTCGTCAAGGCCAAGCAACCGCGCGCGGCGTTCCATGATGCGAATGGCCGCGGCAATCGCCTTTGCGCCGTCGGCGTCACCGTCGGCAAGCATTTCTTCGGCGCGGCGCCAAAGCCGATCAAGGCGCGCAAGTTCAAGGCTTCGAATCTGCGCGGCGCTCGCTCGCGTTTCGGCACGCAGCTTGTCAAGTTCGGCCGTCACATACTTGTGAGCGGTTGACCGACTGATGCCTAGCGCCTTCGCTATGTCGGTGTAACTGTAACCCCGCGAGCGCATATCAAGCGCCTTGTTGCGGCGCTCGGCCGCGTCCGGGTCCGGTCCCTTTGTGCGTGCCATCGTTCGCCCCCTATGCGTTCGCGCCGTTGCGCAGCTGCCAACCGTACCAGGCCAACAGCACGGCATCAGCTTCGCCTTCGCCAAGTTCAAAGCCGGCAATTTCTTCGGCGGCCGCTTTGAGTCTCGCCTTATGCGACGCGCGGCCGGTCCGGCGCGAAGCCAAGCCAAGCGCCGATTGCCAACGCCGCGGGTCAACGTCGAACCGCCGGACGCCATCAAGCGCGACGTCAAGCCGGCCGAGTTCAACACCGATGGCATGCGAAGACGCGCGGCCGTGCGATTGCAGCAACAGCGGCCGTTCAACATACCATGACGACACGGCACACGAAGCGCGCGCTTCCTTTGCGCAGCGCCAAAGCGGTGAACGCTTCGGTTGCGCTTGCCAAGTCTGCCACGTCTCACCGTCGAACACGGCAACGCCGCCGCGCTGGCCTATGTCAACCCCGGCAATCATGCGCCGATGATACGCGCGCCGGCTCGAGCGCGCAAGCCTGCCCCACCGTGCCCCACTATGGTGGGGCAGAGCTAACCCGCCGACACCGTTGAACAAATCGCCGTGAAACATAAAACCGTGCCCCACCGGGGTGGGGCAGCGCAACCCTTTGCAATCGTTGCGGTTTTCGCCGTGAAACATCGAAATGCCCCACTTCCCGCACCTATACGTTGCATGAGCCTTGCGCGTGCGCGCACCCGCGCGCGTATAGGGATATGTTTTCGTGAAATAGTGGGGCATTTGATTCAATATATATATATACAACAATCATTTCATACACTTACGCCGCCCCACCCCGGTGGGGCACGACTTTCGCGAAAACTGCCAAATTCGCCAACAACGGCGGCAAGTTACGCGCCGCCCCACCCCAGTGGGGCACCGTGGGGCATTTTGGACATTGACAACCCATTGACCGGACGCTATCCTCTAAACGTCCATTATCTGCCAATGGAGGATTTCAACAATGGTTCACGAATGGAAGCGAAGCGGCCGCGTTGCCGCTGTTGAGTTGGGTGACCGTGACGACGGCAAGCGGTTCGCGCTGGTCACGGTTCACGATGACGGGACGGTTTCGGCCGCGACGCCGCATGACCTGGCCAACTTCGGCCAACGTCGCCGGCCGTGGTCGGTTGCCGGTGTTGAGTCGGTTGCATCACTTCGGTCGCGCGAAGCGGCCGCCAAAGCATTCGCGAGGTTGACGGCATGAGGGTTCAACGCGAGGAGGTCATTGCAGCGATTCACAAGCAGCGCGGGGAGTTCATGACCGCCGACGTTGCCGCGACGCTTGGCGTTCATTCGCGCCGGGTGTCGGGTCACATGGAATCGCTTGGCGACGCTGGCCAATTGAAGCGCGTTCGCATGGAAAGCGGCCGCTATATTTGGCGGCACGGTTCAAATTGGTACGTGCCGTGTGAACAGGTTGCCGACGAAGTGTTGACGGCTTGCGCGCAGCTTGCCGCGCCGTTCACGTCGGCCGACGTGACCGAAGCGACGGGCTTGAACCCGTTGAGCGCGGCAACGGCGCTTGATTCGTTGCGCCGTCGCGGCAAGCTGGTCGCGGCGCCGCGAGAAGGGTTGCGCCGGCGCTATACGTTGCCGACGCCGGACGGTGCCGAATGGTTGCCGACGAACGCGGCCGCTGAACGGCTCGGCATTCACCGGCGCACGTTGCAGCGCCGAGCGAAGCTCGAGAGACTGCGTTCATTCCTTTCAGACGGGCTGGACGGTGCCGACGACGACGAGATAGCCGAGTACCTGTCCGCGCGGCTTGGCGACCCTGCAGACGCCGTTCGGTCGCTTCGAACGGCTGCAGCGGACATGACACGCTATGCTCGGACTGGCGAACGAGAGGCGATCCGGGCCCAGCCGGACGACGCCGAATGGTTGCCGACGAACGCGGCCGCTGAACGGCTCGGCATTCACCGGCGCACGTTGCAGCGCCGCGCAAGGTCCGGCGAGTTTTGGACGCGAACCGGGGCAAACGGCGCGACTGAATATCTGCTTGAGGCCGAAGCCGAAACCGAAGCGCCGAACATCGCGCGCGCGTTGGAGCTTGCGCGCGAATTGATTGCCGCGTTGGAGGCCGCACGATGACTTGCGCATCCTGCAAACATTACCGGCCCAACAAGTTCGGCAACCGGTGCGCGCTTCATGATTGCCGCGTCCGGCCTTCGGAATGGTGCAACGACCATGAACCGGCGCCGCGCGAATCGGTTGACGAATGGCTTGCCAAGCACGGCCCGCCGAAGCGCGAACCGGTCCGGCCGGATTACTCGCGATGCAAGGCGCCGGCTTCAACGCTCACACGTAACCAGCGCCGGCAACGCACTGACATGGGGTTCACGTGGCTTCAATGACTGTCGGTTCACTGTTTGCCGGCATCGGCGGGTTTGACCTAGGCCTTGAACGCGCCGGCATGCGCGTCGCTTGGCAATGCGAGATTGACCCCGATGCGCGCGCAATACTCGCGAAACACTGGCCGAAGGTGCCTTGCTATGGCGATATCAGAAGAATTGACTGGTCAACCGTCGAACCCGTTGACGTCATTTGCGGCGGTTACCCATGCCAACCGTTCAGCTGTGCGGGCAAGCGTGAAGGCGAGTTTGATGAACGCCATCTTTGGCCGGAAGTTGCCCGATGCGTTCGCGAGCTTCGACCCCGGTGGTTGCTGTTGGAAAACGTCTCAGGCCACCTTTCACTGGGCTTCGGAGCCGTTCTCGGAGACCTGGCCGCGCTCGGGTATGATGCGTGGTGGGATTGCATACCAGCTGCGGCCGTCGGCGCCCCGCACCTTCGCGATCGCGTGTTCGTCGTGGCGTGGCGAGTTGATGGCGACACCGACGACAAAGGCCAACCAGCTGGCGCCGAGCATGATGAAACACCCCGGATGCCGCGCAATTGCGGGGTTGTTGCCGACGCCCGTGGCAAGCCTCGAACGGAACGCACTACTATCGGACGCGCAAGCAAGACGAGCCAATCGGCGCGTTCATGTGACGTCGGTGCTTTCTGCTCGTGGAATTCAGGGCCGCCTGTCTCCCCAATTCGTCGAGTGGATGATGGGGTTCCCGCTCGACTGGACGCGCCTCGACTCCGCGGACTAGGCAATGCCATCGTTCCGCAAATTCCCGAAATGCTTGGCCGCATCATTGTTGAGGTTGACCGATGTTCGTGACAACCCCAAACGGCGGCGTATGGTGGCGGATAAAACTCGACGGTTCTTCGGCGTATATCGTGCCGGCCGAAGCGCGCCGCGACGGTGCCGTGCGGTTGCGTATTGTGCCGCGCTCGCACGTTCGGCGCGTTCGTTGCGCCGGGTGCGAGTATTGGCAAGGCAAAGGCGAAGATTGGCGCCGGTGCCTGATTGACGGTTACATGACGCGGCATGATGCCGCTTGCGAAGCATGGGGAGCGCGATGAAATGGAAACAAGAAATCATTGAGATTGACCAGGGTGACCGGCCGCCGCGCATCGTTGACGGCCGCCTTTCACCGTCCGGCCGTTGGCATATTCGCAAGGCGCACCCGGCATGTTGGGCAATCACCCACGTTCCAACCGGCCTACTTGCGTTCTCGAGAGACGGCACCCGCCGCGACGCAATTGCTTGGCTTGACGCGCTTGACGCCAAACTCGGCCCGGTAACAAGCGCCGAGCATGACCGCGCCGCGGCGCATGACCTTGTTTCGATGGCGTTGGCATGACCGTTACAATAGGCGATTGCCTCGACACGTTGCGCGGTATGCCGGACGCGAGCGTTGACGCGGTTGTTACCGACCCGCCGTATGGACTCGGGCGCGAGCCTGACCCGCGCGAGGTGCTCGCGGCGTGGCTTGACGGCGAGGCGTATCAGCCGGGCGGGCGCGGATTCATGGGCAAGGCCTGGGATGCCTTCGTCCCGTCGCCGGTCGTCTGGTCGGAGTGTCACCGCGTGCTCAAGCCTGGCGGCCATTTGCTCGCGTTCGCCGGGTCGCGAACCTATGATTGGATTGCACTTGGCGTGCGGCTCGCGGGGTTCGAGGTTCGGGATCAACTGATGTGGATTTACGGGTCCGGGTTCCCGAAGTCGCACAACCTGAAAGGCGAGCACGAAGGCTGGGGCACCGCGCTGAAGCCAGCGCACGAACCGATTGTCATGGCCCGCAAGCCGCTGGTCGGCACCGTCGCGCACAACGTGACGACGCACGGGACCGGGGCGATCAATGTGGACGGGTGCCGGGTGGGGAGTGAGCCGATCTCACAGCACGGAAGAACTGGCGACAGATACGGGTTTGCATCGCCTGAACCCGCGGGCCGTGCATGGGTCGGCCGCTGGCCCGCCAACGTACTACACGACGGCTCGCCCGAGGTTGTGGCGGGGTTCCCGGTGACGGGGCCTAGCAAATCAGGCAGGAGAGGGGAGCGAGCTGGGACTGTCACAAATTTCGGAGGGTCTGACGGTGTTCGCGGGCACGATGACACCGGGGGCAGCGCCGCCCGTTTCTTCTACTCTGCCAAAGCGAGCCGCGCCGAGCGCGAGCGCGGGTTGACGCACACCAAAGGCGAGCGCCGCAACATACACCCGACCGTCAAAAATGTCGCCGTCATGCGTTGGCTTGTACGGCTCGTGACGCCGCCGGCCGGCGTTGTACTAGACCCGTTCACCGGAAGCGGCACAACCGGGATTGCATGCGCGCTTGAAGGGTTTGATTTTGTCGGTTGCGAATTGTCGCCCGAATATGCCGAGATTGCGCGCGCGCGAATCGCGCACGCAGTCGCGCGCCCGCATGAATGGGAACCCGACGCCGACAAGCCCGACGAACCCAATGAAGGCCAACTTGATATGTTCAAATGAGGTTCAAGGCATGACCGAAGACGAACTTGAAGCATGGGCCGAACGCGCGGCCATTGCCGGCGAAGTCGTTGCTTCGCTTCTATTGCCGGACGGCATGACGTCGGCGCAAGCATGGGCCGAGTTTGACCGGGTGTTCAAAACGCGAAACCCCGGCACGATAGCGCGCGAACGCTGAACCGTGCCGGGGCCGCAAGGAGGTTGAAATTGTATAGCAACGAATGGGGCGGATTGCAAGCCCGCCGATGGCAAGCCGACGCGCTTGCCGCAATCGAGTCGCGCGACGATGACCGCGGATTGGTTGTCGCCGTTATGGGTGCCGGCAAATCGGTCTTGTTGGCCGAGCTTTGCGCGCGCACCGACGGCCGCGTCATCGTCACCGCGCCGACGCTTCGCCTTGTGCATCAGCTGGCCGCGACGCTCGAACGCCGCGGCTTGGACGTCGGCAAGGTTTGCACCGGTGAGCGCGACTTGACGCGCCGCGTCACGGTTTGCACCTATGACCCGCGCACCCTCGCACGGGTTGCCGGTGCGATTCACCGGCCGGCGCTTTGGATTGCCGACGAAGCGCACCGGACCAACACCCGCGGCGTTGCCGAATGGCGTGCCGAAGTCGAACCGGCGCGGTCAATCGGATTCACCGCGACGCCGTATCTTGCCGACGCCGATGATGACCTCAAACTTTGGTCATCGGTCTGGTTCCACTATTCACTGGCCGACGCGGTTGCCGATGGCGTCATCCTACTTCCGACGTTCGGCGGGGTTCGTTGCGACGCCGACGACCTTGTTGCCGGCGCGCGGCTTTGGTTGGCCGATGCCGACGGGCCGGGTGTTTTCTCGGCGGCAACGTGCGCCGACGCCGACGCGCTTGCGGCCGAGCTTGACGGCGTTGAATCGTTCCACAGCGGCCACAGCGCCGAAGACCGTGACGACAAGTTGCGCCGGCTTCAAGCCGGTGAGTTGCGCGCGATTGTTCACGTCGCTTGTCTGGTTGAAGGCGTTGACCTGCCTTGGCTTCGCTGGATTGGCCTCACTCACCCGCGCGGTTCGCGCGTCGCCTACGCGCAAGAAATCGGCCGGGTTCTGCGAACGGCACCCGGCAAGACGTCGGTTCGCGTTTGGGATCCGTTCGGCGCGGCCGATGTTCACAACCTGCATGATGCCGCGGCGCTGGCCGACGCGCTTGAAGAATTCGATGCACCGGGACCGCCGGCGCTTGCGACGATGCGCGTTGAAGGCGACCAGATAACGGCCGTGTTTCGGCACGTTGCCGATATGATACCGGCCGACCTGTTGCCGCTGAATTGGCGCGGCACGGTTGAACGGATGCGCGTTGATTTGGGTGACGGTGACCCGATAACCATTGAAGGCGGCCGCATGTATGACCCGCGGCCGCATGATGCGCCGGGGGTTCGGTACGTCCGGCACAATCTCGACATTGCGTTGGATATACCGCGCGAACGAATTGAAGTCATCGCGCCGGTTGTGTCGGCCGACGAAGCCCTTGCGCGTTCGCTTGTTCTCGCATGCAGCGTTCACGGCCTTTGTGACGCCCTGCCTGATTGGGTGCGCGCTCGGCGCCGCG